TGACCGGAGGGAAGCTCACCGATGACGCTCTGAACGAGGCAATCTCCATCATCGAGGATCTAGAGCTTTCGGTCAAGTACATCGTGATGCGCGGCAGACGGTTCAACGACATGCGTGACTGGGACCTCGACCCCGAAACGAGAGCGGAACTGCGAACTAAGGGCGTCATCAAGAACTATGGCACTGGCGGTATTCTCCTCACGGCATCCGCTGATATGAGCGAGGTTCTTATCGTACCTGATGAGGAAGTCGGAAAAATGCCGGTTCGTGAGAGTCTGAAAACCGAAGCAATCGAGCAGAAGACTCGTTTTAAGACCGGCTGGCTCGTTTGGTCAGAGATCGGTCAGGGTGTCACCCGACCGGACATCCTCGCGAAGATAAAGATTCTGCCGTAAGAAAGGATTCGTGTGATGAAGGTAAAGAACGTTCGTCCGGGCATTCTTATAATCGCTGATGCCGGGCTGAAGCTCGCTCCCGGGGAAAGCCGGAATATCGAAGAGCCGACTCTGCAAACAAAACAGGCGCTTGATAATGGGCTGCTTGTTCAATTGGACAGCGTTTCAGTCTCAAAAAGCAGGCCGAAGGCCGCAAACCGTGACATAGGCGGCAAAGCCGATGGATCTGGCGAATCGACACCGGCTGGAAACACCGATGGAGGTCACACAGGCGGTCCAAATCCTGCTGGAGAGCAATCAGACGCTGGCAAGCAGATGGATATAGGTAAGCGTACATCCAGCGCAAAGTCAAAGCAGCCGGTAGAGGCCGAAAGTGGCACTAACTGATCTTCTCTCTCTGCTCAGGACAGATCTGGCCGATCCGGATGCTCAAAGGTTCACGGACGAAGTCTTGAGGCGGTGCATTTTAAAGTCCGTCTTCCCGGTCGGAAGAGACCTTGGGGTGAACATGCGCATTTCAGGTGGCGAGATTATGCCGGAGCCTGTTGATGAGACTCTTGAAATGCTCCTGCTTCAGGCGAAGATTGCTGCGTGCCAGTTCATGCGGGCTGCGACTGCAAATACTTTCTCGTTTTCTTCGGGCGACAAGCGGGTGGACAAGACAAGCCAGCCTGAACACTGGGCGAAGCTCGAGAGTGACCTTACAGCGACGTACCATGAACGGCTTCGTGAGATAAAGCCTGATGCTGCGATTGATGATGGCTACATCTTCACACCGCAGCCGCTCAGACCTGTCATATTCGAGCAGGGTCGCCATCATCATCACCATGATCATACTCACTGACACGGAGAAAGCAGTTGCAGCATCAGAGGTGCGGAACATGATCGAAGCGTCTGGTCAGACTGCAGCTTTACTGAGGAAACAATCGGGTGAAAACCTGTACGGATCAGATGAAGGCGAGTTTCAAGAAGTCTGTACATTCGCTTTAGAGTTCTCGGACACTCCTCCGGTCGATCTTGCGAAGAGAGCGGATGCCGCAGCTTGTGTTCTACCGGAGCTTGATGTTCGCGTGGAGGACCGTGTTCACTTCCAAGGTCGAGACTTTCGGGTGCAGACCGTCTCGCCGCAGTCGCTCTTCGGTACGGTGACACACAAAGTGATTGAGTTGGTGATATTGCATGGGTGTTAGGCGTTTCGGTGACTGGAATGACGCAGAAGCTCTGCTTACGAACGGGTTCAGGCAGCGGTTAGCTCTCGCAGGCCGGCAGGCGACGATCAAGAATGCGCTCCTCCTCGTGAGGGAGATTAAGCGCGGAATACGTGATCAGGCTCCGGGCGGCAAAGAATTCCCGCCGCTTGCGCAGGTCACAATCGAGCGAAAAGGATCGAGTAAAGCCCTGATTGACACGGGATTTCTATTGAACGCTATCACCCAGAAGATACTGTCAGACGGAGCGTTCGTCGGGCTTCTTCGAACGAGTGTTTACAAGGATGGAGAAAACGTCGCAAATATCGGAGCGATTATGGAGTATGGCGCAACTATCAACCATCCAAGTGGCGCGGTCATTGTGATCCCGCCAAGGCCGTTTCTGCATCCAACGATGCAGAAATATCGAGACCAGATAATACAAAACTACCGTGAAGCTTTAGCTTCGGTGCTTAAGTAATGTTGGAGACTGGAGTTGATTCGCGAAGTCGTCGAGACGTTCATCAGGCTGGTAAAAGTTGATCTCGATCCAGGTGCATTACTCGTGGCTGCTGACGATATGTTCGAGGTGACTAAAACGCCGAGCATAGTCCTGCAGGGACCGTTGATATCGGAAGACGCTTCCCGCAGAACCCTGGCAAAGCAGGTCAAGAAAAACCAGAGCGATCTGACCTTCGAAGAAAGAAAGTCTCCGAGGCTGTATCATCTGGATTTCGACGTTATAGTTACCACCGGTAGAGAAAGCGATCTGCTCGATATTACCGAAAAGCTCGCCCGTTTTTATCAGCTTCATCCGATTCTTGCGGTACATGGACGCGGGGCACTCGGTATCACTGAGCTTGTTCCGCTCGGTGGACTGAAGAGAGTGAACCTGTCGAATCTACGGCAGGCGTCAGGAAGATGCCGGATCGAGGACTGTCCTGTTTATGACGGCCTAGTAGTAAACGGCAAGCTCGCGACCGGGCTGAAATTGGAACTCAATCTATAGGAAGTGTAACCGATGAAAATCAATATAAAAAACCTGCTCTTCCAGCCTCTCGCGCTTCATCTGGCAGCAGGCGGCGAAGGACTGCATCTCTCTGCACGCGAATGCAGGGAGATTCTGACAGAACACATCTCTGAAGAAATTCGACTCGCCGCAGAGCGTGGGCTGGTTTCACTTCTCAAGAAGGCGATAGACCCTGTCGACAGTCCAGCAGGCAATAGTCCAAAGTCACCTAAAACTGCTGTGTCGGAACCTGCAAAGGTTGAAGAGCCAAAAGTAAAGCAAAAGAAAGGAATCGGCAGATGACGTCATATCTCTCGCCTGGAGTCTATACGAAAGAGACCGACTTCAGCTTCTATGTAAAGCAAATATCAACGTCGGTCTGTGGGATGATCGGAATAGCCGAGAAAGGACCAATCAATCAGCCGACGCTCGTGACGAGCTGGGAACGGTTCACCACACAGTTTGGCTCTTACATAACAGATGGCTATCTTGCCTACGCAGCGCGCGCTTTCTTCGATAACGGCGGTCAAGTGCTCTATGTAAACCGCATCGCGCACTATGAACTTCGAGCGGATCGCACAAGTCTTGCAGCGGCGAAGTCATCGGTGACACTCAAAGATCGGAAAGGTGCAGCCGCAGCGCTCACAACAGGGGTTGAGGGCACGAATCGGATCATCTGGACCGTAAAAACGTTCGGTGAAGCCGGTAATTCTATCTCTATAGCCCTTATAAAGCCTGGTGTTGACATGCCGCTTATTGTCGACGTGGCCGATCAAGCTATTACTGTTCAATTGGAAACTGATGGCTCAGGCGCTGTCAGTTGCACAACCTCGCAACTGATTGCCGCCATAGCAGCCCACCCAATTGCATCTACATTGGTCGAAGCTGCATCGTTGGACTCAGGTATTGTCGCACCTGTAGCGGAAACACATCTGGCAGGTGGACAAGATTCCGAGGATACGCTCAAGGTAAGCGCCATAGACGAGGGTAAATGGGGAAATGGTCTTTCCATCGAGATAACAGACAACAAGGTCGATCCTGGTGAAGAGTTCAACCTGATCGTACGATATAACGACGATGTTGTCGAGACATTCAACAACCTGTCGATGGACGAGTCCAGATCAAACCATGTCGAGATCATCATAAACGAAAACTCGAAATATATTGCAGTCGATGACCTTTCTGTTGTAGCGAACACAGCACAGAACAGACCCGCGACAGGTAAATTCTCGCTGACGGGAGGCGATGATGGGACAACGGGCACGGTTGATGCCGATTATATTGGCGATTCCTCCCAGCATACAGGCTTCTATGCTTTCGATGAGATAGACAACCTCAACATATTGACGATGCCCGGAATCACGACCGCGCAGGTAATTACAGCCGGGATCGTATATGCTGAGAGCCGTAAGGATTTGCTTTTTATCGCTGAGCCACCAATGCATCTTGAACCGCTCGAGGTAGTCGAGTTCCGAAAAGGCCAGGGTATGTATACTCACGCTGCCTTCGATTCGTCCTATGCTGCACTCTATTATCCCTGGCTTGAGATATCCGACCCGCTTACCGGCAAAAGCAAGCTCGTTCCACCAACGGGAGCGGTCGCAGGATGCATCGCAAGAAGTGATGAGAAGACGGACGTATGGTATGCTCCGGCAGGGATAGACCGGGGACGCATATTCGGTGTGCTCTCACTTGGTTACAAGACCAGCCGTGGTGAACGGGACGCGCTCTACT